GACGATGCCAGTCAGCACATTTGCTGCTGTGGCGATCATCGATGCACCATCAGCTATGTCAGCAGGCGCACCTTGCAGTTGCCAGTTGCCATCGTCAGTAATGACCGGAGCAACACCGACCGCGTAACTCGCACCGGATGCACCAGCTTGAATCGTAACGCTGGTGGCATTGGTGAACGCTGCCGAGACGTAGGTCGTGTTCTCGACTACTTGCAGCAAATCTTGCGTTTCGGGGAAGTTGGGATAGCCGACCTCCTGAAACACACTCGCTGGCGAGTATGCTTGCACGGCGACCTTCTCGCCTGCCGGTACCGTAAAAGTCGCGGTTCCTTGCGTAAATATAATGTTATAGCTCATGATTTTTTCCTTTTACGGGACTTGATTGAACAGGAGGATCCCGGACATCTCGGGCTGTTTGTTGACCACGCCGAACAGAGTATCCAAGCGATACTTGGTTTTCATCGTGTTCACGTCGTACTGCTTCTGCATGACTAGCTCGATGCCCTGATCGGTCGATGCACGCATCACTGCGACACCCGCATCGGTCGGTACAGCGTAACGGCCCGGGAGAATCTCAAGCGCATCTTTCTGCCAGAAACAATTGATTGGCGCGGCATCAACGTTCAGGCGATTGATGGTCCGACCAGAAGCGGCGGTCACAATGCAGTTTTGATACTGCAACTCGGCATCAGTCCCACCTTGCGCGGAAATGATGGGAGGTGTGATAACGCAAGTGGTTGCATTGGTCACGCTCACCACGCGAAAGGTCTTGGAGAACCCAGTGCCTAGCTTTGTGATGTGATGCACCGCTTCAATGCCCTCGACCTCGATTGCCGTTCCTGCTGGCAGATCGGTGGTGCTGGACACGGTAATCGTTTGGAAACGATTATCGACGTTGCCAGTCTCACCAGTTGCCGCGGTTGAAGTCGCCACAGGGGTGTAGAAGTTTGCCGCCCCGACCAAGGTGCTCATCGTCGGATCTGCGCCAGTCGCCGCAGCAATGCGGTTTGCATAGTCGAGTTTGTAGGTCTCAAATCCTGCGACCATGCCCACATAGGAACGCTCGAACGCATTGTTTGACTTGTTACCGGAAAAACTACGCGACACAGAAGCACCACCACCGCCACCAGCGATATTGCCAGCAATGCCATTGTAGTCACGCGAGGACAGAGCCATGTAACGATCAAAGGCTTGTACGCCCTGCTCGTTCATGATGCTGTCGCACAGAGCGATATCGTCATAGTCACCCGCCGCGGTGCTGACAGTAACCACCAGCGAGCCCAGGTTTGCAGCGACGTTCATAATCGCAATGTTGATGTCGGAGGCCAGTTTCTGCTTCGCGGCCTCACCGAGCCTACCTTCTTGCAGAGCGTCCCGAAGTTCGAGCGCGTCCAGGATGAACGGCACAGACTTCTGAAAGCCAAGCGTTGCCGGTACGGAGAGCTGCGTATAAGCACCGAAGTTGCCGGTCTGGTCCATGCCATCGTAGGATTGCGCGATGTAGGGCTGCGGACGATAGATGACGTTATTCGTGCGCTCCATCATCGAGCTGTCGGTGTTGTAGACCGAGACGTTACGGGACAAAATTAAAGCGTCATTAAAACCTTCGAGGATGTCCTCGAACGCGACGCGTTCCTCTTTCGAAAATGAATTACTCATGAAAAATCTCCTGGTTATTTAGATGCGATTCGTTTTTGCGATTTGTACGCGATGACCTTCGTCATGTTTCCGGTACGCGCCGCGTCTTCTCTCAGTCTCTCTAGCGTTGAGTCCACCGCACCAGATGACCGTCCTGTACCTGTCACGATCCTCTCCGGTGCGGGTGCTTGCCTGCGGTTGGTAACTTTCAAATCTTTCTCCAGTTTAGCTACCGCAAAAGCAAACTTTACGGGGTCTTTGATTTCGGACAACTCCTTCGCCTTGACCAGATTCTTACCGAGCGCATAAACGACCAGCGCGGGATTATCCGCACCTTGTAGCAAAATGCCTTGCTGGGTGATTGAGAAAACCTCTTGAGCCACGGCTTCGGCGTCTTCAAAATCCTTGACTCGCAACTCGGCTTTCGCCTTGCCGTAGCCATCCAGCTTGGACTGCCATGCTTTCTGCTGAGTCATAACTTCAACTTCTTGCTTGGCATTAGCATCATCGGCCTGCCGTTTCCGGTCAAACCAATCTGCCATTGCTACCTCGAATTTCTCAGCGTCATAATCATGTTCTTCCAGGCTTGGCTTCTTGCCCAGCACGACCGGCTTGATCTCAGTCTGTGCGGTGCTTTGTAGCTTGCCCTGCAACTCACGATTTTTCCGCTGCAATTCTCGATTCGTTTTCCGCAACTCTCGAACCCACTCAGGCGCAGGAGCATGTTCTTCGGCAGGTGGCGCTTCCTCACCAATCGAAACGACAACTTCCTCGTCATCTTCGGGCTCGGCCTGGACAGCAACTTCGCTGATTTCCTCAGGATTTTCGTCCTCGATAACTATGTCGTCGTTTTCTATCTCTGCCGTTTTCATCTTTAGACCCCTCTAGACTCACCCATTAAAGCGGCTGGGTGGATGCCATTTCTTATATTCTCGCCCTTTTTTGCCTATCACACAACGGGCTGGATAATCTGGCCTTCCTTGCGTGTCCAAGCAGCGGTCATTTATTCACCGTTAAATCTGATTCTGTTGGTCTTGGTCCTCTAGTTGCTTTTGGTTTGTTGAGCCACGCGTCTCTCAACATCTGTAATCTGTTTGCATCTCGCGCCGATTGCTGTTCGGCATAATATTGTTCCCAAGAAGGAACGTTTTTATATTTATTGGATAAGTTTGTTGGATAGCCTTCTTTTGCTAACCAATTAACCGCCTGTTCAAAGCTAATCTCTGTTGTTGGATCAACTGATTGTCTAACCCCGCTTGCCATCTCTGGATATTTATCTGCGTGATTTGATATTCTTATTTGGCGCGTGGCTAATTCATCAAGTGGATTTCTAAAGGTAATATATTGTGATGGAGAAATTGCGCTGCTTTCTCTTGCAACTTCGTATCCGCTTTTTACTCCTGCACGTTCCAGCATATCAGCGAGCTTTTTTGTGTCTACGCCGGTTTCTGGAATTCTGCCCAATGGCGATGAAACCATCCCCGCCATTGCAATGTTGCCCATCTTGTCGTAAGCCTGATTTGCCAATAATCCCTGCGCGTCAGGATAACCCTGCATCACGCTGCCTTTTAGCTGACTGTCAGCCCTCATCGAACCTAACCCAGCCTTTGCTTCTTCAGGTGTCGGAACAGGTGGACTAATCATCTCCAAAAAATTATTAACCATGTCTTTGTACGATTGCGGATCTCTCAAAAATCCGTCGCTCGGCCCTGCATACCTCTGCCCCTGCGCGGCAAGGTTGGGATTGCCGAAGGCGGGTCGCATCGCATCTTGATAATTTGTCTCAAACACTGGCGTATTGCTGATCTCCTGCCGCCACTTTCCATCTGGTCCCTTCCATGTCCCAGTTTCCTGCCAAATGATCTGCGGTTTAGTGCCAGCCTTCTCTAATTCTTTAGCCCTTGCTGCGGATGTCGTGTCCCAGGCTCTACGCATAGCAACTCCCTGCCGCATCAGCATGGGGTTAGCAGTTGCCGGTCCAGTAAAATACTGGCTTGGGTCTCTTGCGGTTTGGCTTAAATCTGCCATCTAAGCGCCGGGTTCAATTATCACCTGTGTACCTGGCGTTGGTTCAATTTGACCAGGCGGTACAAGGTCGGCCATCATTTTCAGCGCGTGGTCTTGAGAATCCATGTCCACGTTGCTGAGGGTCTCTACTGTTTTTGCTCGGCTGAGTTCGGCGTCGGCAATGGTTTTGACGGTGCTGGCGCGTGCCTGGGCTGCTTTGGCGTTAGCTTCCTCGGCAGCGGCTTGCAGGTACATCGCATTCGGATCCTGCGGTTGGCCCTGCATCTCGGCCATCAGTTCCTCGGCTTCGATGTCGGTAGGTTTAACCACGCCCATTCTCAAGAGTTTCTTGCGGAAATAAGCGTTTGCGTCGCCTACTCCCTCGCCCTCCATGTTCATCATGGCCATTGCGGTGAGTACCTGCGCTGTCTCGGCATCGCTGGTGATCGTGAGCATTCCTGTCAAGGCTCGGACGGTGGCGGCGCGTTTGCTGCTGCTAGATGGTCCGACCTCGGAAACGACGTCAAACGTGGCGGCAGTCATGTCATTGGCCATCACCATCGCCCCGGTTTTCTGATCGATAGTGGGCTGCATCAGTTCGACCATGCCGGAGTCGCCGGTAGGCGCGATCGTCTTCATTCGGCGATTGTCCTCGACGTAAATCTCCCTGGCCATCGATAGCCAGATCTCGCCGCAGCGCTTCATGCCCTTGGCAAAATTGGACATGTAAATGAAGGTCTGCATATCGACGCGGGTCTGGATGAGCTCCACCGCCTTGCCAGAGACGCCTGACACCATCTTGTCGGCACCGCCCTGATTGCCGAGGATGTCTTGCATGTCCTGCTCGGTGATCGCCAGCAGTGCCGCCATTGCTGGAGGTATCGCCGCGCTTTTGGTATAAGCCATCGGCCCTGCGGCTTGCGTGTTGCCATCGGGACCAGTGATCGGGTTGATGAGCAAATACGGATAATCCCTGAGATTGTCCTCGGCCCACATGATCTGATGCCCTGCGACCTGCTCGGGCGTCATGATGGGCTTTTCAATGCTCGATAGTGCGCTGATCTCGCCCAGTTTCGAGAGCTGCATATTCTTGAGCCGTTGAGCGTCTTTGGCCAGGCGAACCGCACCCATGCAGCGCTCGATGTTGTCCACAAACCATCTTTTGCCGTAGACCACCACGATCGGAATGCACTTTCCGGCAATGTAG